TAAATATGTTGATCTAATTATTGCTCAGAAAAACTAGGAGTTATTATGATTAAAACTATTCAAGACGAACTAGTTGGCTCTGAGTTCAAGCCACGCCATACCATTGAAATCTATTGTCCTAACTGTGGGCGTGATGTAGACGAAGCCGAACTTGAAGCCAAAGTGTGCAGTGACTGTGGGCATAGCCTTGAAGAACCAGAGCAGCATGTATCTATCGTAGTTGCCAATATGTCGTTTGGTGGAAGTACGCTATGAACGAGCATGAGTCAGCAAAAGAAGTCGCTGGTAAAGCCATTGGGCGCCACGGCTTAATATACATAACCATCATCGTAGCGATGGGCGTTGGCGCCTCGATTGTCTTGGAAGAATCCAAGATGGCTGCCGTTATGGGATTACTTGGTGCTTCTTTGACCGCTTTAATCTCGATGATGAACGGCGTAGCTGGTGCGTCTCCTAAGCAAGAGAAGCCTGAGTTTGAGATTATGAAAGAGCTTATTGCCCGCCTCGATAAGATGGCAGACCGTGACCCAGTGAGCGTTGCGGTAGATGGGGATAAGGTGCTAGTCCGAAAGGGCGACAACGAAACAGCAATCGGGAGGTCGTAATGTTTCCATTAACTGCGTTGTTTGACGTGGGGATGAAGGTATTAGACAAGTTCATTCCCGATCCAGAAGCCAAGGCAAAAGCCCAGCAAGAGCTGCTTAAGATGCAGCAAGAAGGCAGACTGGCTGAACTCAATGCCGATAACATCGAAGCCCAAGAACTGACCAAGCGCCAAGCTGCGGACATGGCTAGTGATAGCTGGCTGTCTAAAAACATCCGCCCAATGACCCTAATCTTTATTCTTGGTGCCTATTTTGTCTTTGCCATGATGAGTGCGTTTGGTTCCAACGCCAACGAAAAATATGTTGAACTACTTGGTCAGTGGGGCATGTTAATAATGAGCTTTTACTTTGGTGGACGTACCCTTGAGAAGATCATGGATATGAAGTCAAAGGAAAAGAAGAATGCTTGAGTCACAGTTGCTTGCTCTCGGTATAGACGGTAAATGGCTAGAACCACTTAAGGAGACCTTTGAAAAGTACAACATAGATACGCCAAAACGCCAAGCTGCGTTTATTGGTCAATGCATGCACGAGTCCGCTGGTTTTAAAACCTTAGAAGAGAACCTGAATTACTCTGCCAAAGCCTTGATGAACACCTGGCCTAGCCGATTCCCTGATTTAAACACCGCCATGATCTATGAGCGCCAACCTGAAAAGATTGCCAACAAGGTATATGGCGGTCGTATGGGCAATGCCGATGAGAGCTCTGGCGAGGGTTGGAAGTACAGGGGTAGGGGTATCAAACAGCTAACTGGCAAGGAGAACTATGAGCGATGCGGATCTAGTTTGGGTGTGGATCTTGTCAGTGATCCTGATTTGTTGCTGGATCCTAAATATGCGGCTCTAAGCGCTGGCTGGTTTTGGAATAAACATAACCTCAATGACTTGGCAGACAAGGGAGATATTGAGACAATGACAAAAAGGATCAATGGTGGTTTACTGGGTTTAGATGCCAGAAAAGCTGCCATTCAGAAAGCCGAATTTGTTTTAGGGTAAACCCGAATGAATATAAAGTACGAACAATTTATTGGTATATACGAAGGTGCGTTCTCAAAAGAATATTGCAATTCCGTAATTACTTATTTTGAAAAAATGGTCGAGGCTGGATTTACACTTAATCGTCAACAGCAAGAAAACACGCCCAAGTCAAGGAAAGACGACACCGCTATTTTTTCTACCAATGACACAGTTATTAGCCTTCACGAAAACGCAATTTTAATGAAGCAGTTTAATGAAGTTCTTTGGGGGCAATGTTACGCCGACTATGCCAACAAGTTTTGGAGTTTAAAAGACTTCGCTCCCCATAACTCTTATTCATTCAAGATACAAAAAACAGAACCGGGTCAGGGGTATCATGTTTGGCATTGCGAGTCTAGTACTAGAGAAAACTGTACCAGGATACTGGTTTGGTCTCTTTATCTAAATGATATTGAAGAAGGTGGCGAGACTGAATTTATATATCAACACATGCGGATAAAACCAAAACAAGGTACGCTTGTTATATGGCCTGCAGCGTTTACCCATACACATAGAGGTAATCCACCCCTTTCTGGGACTAAATACATTATTACTGGATGGATTCAATTTTAATTATGCCATTACAAAAACTGCAATTTAGACCAGGACTAAACCGAGAAGGTACTGACTACTCTAACGAGGGTGGTTGGTATGACGGCGATAAGGTCCGTTTTCGCTCGGGTTTTCCTGAAAAAATTGGTGGTTGGACTCGTATGGCTAATGCTCAGTTTTTGGGAATATGTAGGTCTTTATGGAACTGGGTTGGATTAGCTGGCTCAAACTATTTAGGAGTTGGTACATCTTCCAAATACTACATTGAACAAGGTGGTACTTATAATGACGTTACCCCAGTGGTACATGTATCGAGTCCAGCATTAAATAATTGTTTTGTTGTTACTAGCGGGTCAAATTTAGTAACCGTAATAGATGGACAATATACTCCCAATGTTGGTGATTATGTAACCTTTTCGGGTGCTAATACAGTAACCGGAACCAACGTAACAAACACCATACTGAATGCAGAATATTCCGTAACTTCTATCGTAAATGCAACCGCATATAGAATTACTGTATCTGTTACGGCTAATGCTACGGCTAATGGCGGCGGGAATACGGTAGTAGCTTCTTATCAACAACCTACGGGCGGTAATACTTTTACGGTAGGCACTGGTTGGGGTGCTGGTCCTTGGCCTGTCACAGGCATAACGACTAATTTAACTAATCCTTTTGCTACAACTAATGGTAGCAACGTAGTTACTGTAACCCAAACAGCGCACGGGCTTTCTAACGGAAATGCGGTTATTTTTGCTAACGCTACTGCAACAGGTGGGGTTCCAGCGGTTCTTTTGAATACTTTGTTTTACCCTACAGTGGCTAACGCCAATGCCTATACTATTACTGTTCAAGCTAATGCTACATCTACAACGACTGGCGGTGGCAACGTTATTGCCTATACCCAGACAGGTACTCGTGGTTGGGGTCAAGCTGCTTCTGTAGGTATTGGTCAGCAATTAAGACTTTGGACTAACGACAACTATGGTGAATTTTTATTTATTGCCCCTCGTGGTGGATCGGTTTTTTACTGGATCCCAGCTGGTCAAACATATCCAAGCGCACTCGCTGGCGGTTTAAATGTTAGAGCGCAATTACTTTCTACCCAGTCTACCGCTGCTGGTTTTGATGGCACACGAGTGCCAAGTGCAACCTATCAAATTGTAGCCTCTGCTATTCAACGGTTTATCATTTGTTTTGGTGCAAATCCATACGATCCAGTAACTGCGGCTACTACCTTTGACCCAATGCTTGTACGTTGGTCAGATCAAGAAAACCCTTACCAGTGGGTGCCAGCAGTAACTAATCAGTCAGGCGAATTTAGGCTTTCTAACGGCTCTTATATTATGACTGCCGAAGCTACCCGCCAAGAGATTTTAGTTTGGACCGATTCTGCTATTTACTCAATGCAGTACTTAGGGCCGCCCTATATTTGGGGCTTCCAAATCTTGATGGACAACATATCTATTATGTCGCCAAATGCTGCTATTACGGTAAACAACGTTACTTACTGGATGGGCGTTGATAAGTTTTATATTTACTCTGGTCGGGTAGAAACATTGCCCTGCGCATTACGTCAGTATATTTTTGAAGATATTAACAAAGACCAAGCCTTCCAGGTATTTGCTGGTGGTAATGAAGGATATAACGAGATCTGGTGGTTCTATTGCTCGCAAGGCAGTAACACGGTCGACAAGTACGTCATATATAACTATTTAGAGCGTGTTTGGTACTACGGATCTATGGCTCGTACTGCTTGGTTAGATTCTGGTATTCGACCATACCCAATGGCTGCTGACTACAACAATCGTATTTTGTACCACGAGTCTGCCGTTGATGATGTATCTGGTGAAGCTCCAGTGCCAATTGTGTCTTATGTCCAATCTTCTGACTTTGATATTGGCGATGGACATAACTTTGGATTTGTTTGGCGTATTCTTCCTGATGTGAACTTTAATGGTTCAAACATTAATCAGCCCTATGTAACGATGCAAGTTAAACCAAGGCAAAACTCTGGAACTCCTTACGGAACCGCAGACTCTCCTACAGTAACTAGCGCCGATGATTTTGCTACTGTTCCTGTGTATACGGTGCAAGAGTTTACGGGTCAGGTATATACCCGTCTGCGTGGTCGCCAAATGGCGTTTAGGATTACCTCAGATTCGTTGGGTGTGGCATGGCAGTTAGGTAGCCCACGTATTGATATTCGTAATGATGGAAGACGTTAATGGCAGTTAATCCGCAAATTAAGACACTGGATCTTAGACCGCCAAAAGCGCCTAATTTACTAATTGCGCCCGTTGCTTACAGTCAATTATATCAAGACCAGCTTTTAAACGCTCTGCGTCTGTACTTTAACCAGATAGATAACTTTGCCCAGCCATTTAGTTCTAATACAGGCGGTAGCTTTTTAAAGTTCCCAAACGGTGCATTTTCTCAAGATGGGTATACAACGCTAAATAACTCTATACCAAACTCAAGCTCAACAGCGGATATTGTTGTAGCCTCAACAGCTAACTTTGCTTCTGCTGGAACAATTCTTATTGAAGACGAACTAATTAGCTATACAGGCAAAACAGCCACCTCATTTACTGGAATTACCCGTTCAGAATATGGTTCCACAGGTTCTTCCCATTCAGCTGGAGTTTATGTCTCAGAAGCTCAGGCAGTACCTTCGGCAACTACAGCTTTAGAGATTCCCTTTGATACGACAGATACCAGCAATCAAGTATCTATAGACCCTTTAGATAACACCAAGGTTGTCTTTGCCGTGGCTGGGTACTACAACATTCAGTTTAGCGTCCAACTTGTAAATGCCACAAGTTCCATTGACAACGTTATTTTATGGTTTAGAAAAAACACCAGCGACATATCAGCTACAGGAGGTGTTGTTTCAATCCCGTCAAAACACGCTGGTGGTATAGGCGCTGCAATTGTGTCTTGGAACCTAGTGGTAGCAGTGGATGCTGGGGATAATATCCAGTTAATGATGGCTTCAGACTCAGGAAATACGGTGGCGGCTACATACCCTCCTGGAACAAGCCCAACACACCCATCTTCTCCGTCCGTAATTCTTACTGCAACGTTTGTTTCTGCGCTCTACTAATGATAAACTTCAACCAAATCAACCCCGTGAGGCTTATATGAGTCTACAATTAGCCGCCCAACATTTGGCATCCAAAGGTCGTGGCAACGATAGCCGACTGATCCACATCTCACCTAACGAGTTAAAAGGGTTGCAAGCAATTGCCCGTGCCAAAGGTGGCTCCCTCACAATTAACCCAGAGACTGGTCTTCCAGAGGCTGGTTTCCTAGAGGACATACTCCCAGTAGCAGCCACAGCTGCAACCATGGCATTTTTCCCAGCAGCTGCACCAGCCTTGGGAGGCATGTTTGGAGCCTCTGGAGCATTGGCTACTGGCTTAGGCGCTGGCTTAATGGCTGGTGGATTTAACCTTTTAGGTCAGGCTATTGGCGGTCAGGGTATTAACTTTGGCAAGGCTTTGACTAGCGGTGCTATTACTGGTGCTACAGCTGGTGCTTTACAAGGTCTTGGAGCCTATACGCCAACAGCTGACGTGGCTACCAAAACAGCTGCAACCACGACTACTCCATTAACAGCTGCTCAAGCGATTGACGCAACCCCAGCATTTGCTTATACGCCATCAGGAGAAATGGTATCTTCTGCATATCCAGCATCCGTAACTGGTGCAGTAAATACCGCTGGCGTAGTTCCACCTCCACCAGCTGGCGTTGGCCCAGCTGCATCAACGGCATTAACAGGAGGTCAAAAATTGGCTTTGGGTCTTGGTGGCGTAGGAGCTTTATCTTTACTTGGGTCTCGTGGTCCAAAATTACAGCCATTCCAGCCAGGATCAGCTGGTCAAATTAGACCCTATGAATTTACTGCTACCCCAACTATGGCTACCCCATATCCATCGCCATATACCTATGATTCCGCTGGATTGCCAGTAACCAACACCACAGAGCGTAAATACTTTGATATGGGATACACAGCCCTTCCCCCATACAATGCAGCCAAAGGCGGTTTAATGTATGCCTATGGCGGTCCTGTAGAGCGTATGTCAGCTATGGATCAACAGCGTGGCATGTATCCCCAAGGCATGATTGATAAAACTTACTACGCTACTCCTACGCAACGCCCAGCTAGCATGGAAATAGTGCGTTCTGACTATGACACCCCAGTAAACCCAATGACAGGATTACAGCCTATGGGTATGGCTATGGGCGGTGATGTTGAATATAACCTTGGTGGTTACTCCGATGGTGGTCGTTTGCTTAAAGGTCCAGGTGATGGTGTATCCGATGACATACCAGCCATGATTGGAAAAAAGCAACCAGCTCGTTTAGCCGATGGCGAATTTGTGATCCCAGCCCGTATCGTGTCCGAAATTGGTAATGGTTCAACCGATGCTGGAGCTAGACGCTTATACGCCATGATGGATCGTGTGCAAGCCAAACGGCAGAAGTCTGCCAAAAAAGGCAAGTTTGCGATGAATACCAAGGCTGAAAAAGAGCTGCCAGCATAAATGTTGCATAGTGCCCAAACAGATGAAACTAAAGCCCTTGCATCCACACTTTTGCTTGAACATGCGGGAGTCCAACCCTGTGCAGATTTCCAAGCATTGTTCTGGGTTGGGGAGGATAATCAGATTGAATGGGTTATTGGCTACACAGCCTTTATAGGAAAGACTTGCCAAATGCACATGGTTAATTTAAAAGGAGGCTATACACCTAAAGGACTGCTCTTTGGTGCGTTTGATTATCCTTTTAATTTCCTTGGTTTAGAGAAAGCATTTGGAATTGTAAATAGCCTAAATACTAAGGCGATGGAGTATGACAAAAAACTGGGATTCAAAGAGGCTATTCGATTCCCAGGCATGCACTGCGATGGCGGTGATTTGGTAGTTTTTGAGATGAATAAGGCTGACTGTCGCTGGATTAGGGAGCGTGTAAAACATGAAATTGAACTGGTCTCGTAGAGAATTAGAAGCCTTTGGCGAACCCCTAGGCGATAGCGTCACCCAGCGTAAGCTCGGTGGTGGATATATTTGCGGTGGCGGTGGTGGTAAAGGTGGCGGTGGCGCACCTCCCCCTCCCCCATCTTCGCAATCTGTTGTTCAGACCACGATTCCAGAATATGCTCGCCCATATGTTGAGACCATGTTGGGCAAGAGCCAAGCCCTTACAGAGCAGCCATATCAACCTTATGGCGGTGAGCGTCTTTCTGATTTTTCACCACTGCAAAAGCAAGCATTTGCTAATGTTGCGTCTCAAACAACTGCTGGTCAGTTAGGTCCAGCAACACAGCTGGCTGGTGCATCTGGTCTTGGGTCTTTGGGTGTTGCTGGTCGTGCAGCTAACGTTGGTCAAGATTACTATCGCTTGGCTACAGACCCTATGGCTCAAGCAGCCTTTATGTCTCCATACATGCAAAATGCTGTGGATCGTCAAAAGTTTGAGGCGATTAGGGATTACTACAAAACAATGCCAGGTCTGGGGGCAGCTGCTACCCGTGCTGGCGCTTTTGGTGGTAGCCGTCAAGCAATTGTTGAGGCAGAAGCACAACGTAACATTAATCAACAGTTACAAAATATTCAGGCCGCTGGAACTCAGCGAGCCTTTGAAGCTGCTCAACAGGCACAGCAGTATGGTGCTGGTCTTGGATTACAAGGTCTAGGAGCAGCTCTTCAAGGCTATGGTCAGGCTGGTCAGGCTGGAGCTACGCTTGGTCAACTTGGTCAAGCTCAATTTGGTCAAGAGCAAGCCATTAGCGCAGAGCAGCAAAAGGTTGGCGCTGTTCAACAAGCACAAGCCCAGCAAGCTCTGGATATGGCTTATCAAGACTTCCTCAAACAACGCAACTATCCCTATCAGCAATTGGCGTTCATGTCCGATATGCTCCGTGGCTTGCCATTATCTCAATCTGCCCAACAGGTCTATACAGCACCTCCAAGCCTAGCCTCACAGTTAGGTGGCTTAGGTATGGCTGGATTGGGTATCTACGGCATGGGCGGTGGTTTCCGTGGCAGAAAAGGTGGATTGCCAGAAAACTTTGAAAAGGGCAAAGGCTACAAGATTGGTGGTGACATTAAGATGTTATCTACCGAGCAATTGCAAGAGCTACTGGATAACCCTAATCTGACTCCCATGGAAGTACAAATGGTGGAGCAACAGCTTATGCTCCGCAGACGGATGGAGATGAATCCACAGTCTGATGAGATTATGTCTGGAATCACTGCTATCCCAACGGGCAATCTAGTTCCAATGGAAGAAACAATGGCTGGTGGCGGTATCGTAGCGTTTGCTAAGGGTAATTCTGTTAAGGACAAGTTTTCTGCCTACGAAGATTTAATGATGGAAGACATCAAAAGACGGCAAAAGGCTTTAGAGGAAGGTGATCCTTTTGCGGAGTCTAGGGCTGAAGAAGCTAAAACAAGAGAAGAGTTAAAGAACATTCGACAGACAGCACCATTTAGAGCATTAGCGGCGGCTGGTTTGGGAACCCTTGCTGGCACATCACAGTACGGATTATCTAACCTAGGACTAGGTGGTTTAGAAGGATTGAAGAGTTATGGTCAGGCTATGCGTGAGCAAAGCGATCTCAACAAACTCCTCTTGCAACAGGCTGGTGAGCGTGAGAAATCTAAGTTTGCTCGTGAGACAGCGCTTCTTGGTTCTCAACAGACTGCCTTGGGTCAGATGCTGGGTCGCAGAGCTTCTGCTGAAGCTACTGAGGCTTCTCGTGCAGCCACAGCAGCAAGCAAAAGTAATCTTGACTTTACGAGAGCGCAGACTGCCTATAACAGCCTGTATAACAATGCTTTAGATAATCTCAAAGACACTGCTAGACCAGGCGGTGTAAACCATCAGAAATACAGAAAAGATCCAGGCGCAATGGCCAGAGATGCTCGCAATATTGCTTTGCAAGAACTATCTCCTGATCTGCGCAATATACTTGGATTTAAAGCTCCTGAGACTACTGCTCCAGCTGCTGCTCCAGGTTCTGTTCCAGTGCCAGTCAGAACACCGCCACCAGCAGCTGTTCAACAGTTAAAAAATAACGATACTCCTGAAACAAGACAGCAATTTGATGCTATATTTGGGGCTGGTGCAGCGCAAAGAGCGCTAGGCAAATAATTTGAGGATTTAGCTTATGGCAACTAAGCCTGAGAACGTCAACCCGTTTGCAAAGTACGTTGAACAATCAGGCGAAGAAGCCCCACCAGAAAATCCGTTTGCCAAGTATCTACAGCCAGAAGAGCCAAGCCAGTTATTAGACCCAGCTAAGATGATTGCAGCTGGGGCTATTGGTCCTACAGCTGCCATTCCGCTTGGTTTAGAATCTTCAATCCGCAATATTCCCCGCCAGATCGTAGAGCAACAGGCAATAACCCCTGTTCAAAAAGTCGGTCCATTGACGGTAGCTGAGGAGTTAGTCAAAAAAGGTCCAGCCCAGCTATTTACCAATACCGCCAGAGCCTTCATCAAGAACGCTACGGGCGAATCCTTTGAGAAGCAACAAGAACGCCAGAAGCAAGATGAGATTGCTGTAGACCGTGCTATCTCTAAGCTGCCTCGTGTTCCAGGCTTATCTCAGCTGGCAGAGGCTGGTGAAAAGGTATCTGGCAGATTGCGTGAAAGCGTATCTACCGCTGGTAAACAGGCAATCGCAGACTCTCAGATTGAGGGTAATTTACTAGAAGCCATCCAAAATCAAAGCCTTGAGAAATTATCGTTTGGTAAAAACCCATCGTTTATGGGATACGCCTTACAGGGATCACAGGTTCTTGGCTCATTAGCCCCAATTATTGGCACAGCAATTATGACCAAGGGCAGCTCCAAGGCTGTCGGTACAGTCGGCTTTGGTATGGGTGCTGGCGAAGCAGTGCAAGATGCCCAGCAATACATCGCCAAACTTAGCGATGAAGAGTTGATGGCAAACAGCCCGTACTTCAAGAAGATGGTTGAAGACGGGGTAGATCCAGCTGAAGCCCGTAAGGTAGTCACAGATAAAGCGGCTGAGTATGCAGCACAGTTACAGGGTTCTGTATCCGCATTTGGTAGCGTCATCACTGGTAAGTTAATCACGGGTCAGTTTGACAAACTGATGACTGGTCCCGTCAAGAATCGTCTAGGTCGTATAGCACTCGGTACTACAGCTGGCGCAGCAGAAGAAGGAACGCAAGAATTCCTAGAAGGCATAGCCAAAGACTTGGGTATTAACAAAGCCGTCATCAAAGAGATTGGTGAGGAATCGTTTGCCAACTTTATTCTTGGTGCTATCGGTGGTGCTGGTCCAGGTGCTTATCGTGGCGCAGTAGCCAAGACACAGGAAGAGGCTCAAGCAGCAGAAGCAAAAGCTAAAGCAGCTCCAACCAAAGCAGAGATTGATGCCCAGATGCGCTTGGCTCTTGGTGAAGAAGGTGCACCTCCAGAGGCTGCACCAGCAGCTGTGACACCACCCATCACACCTGTACCTACTCCAAAAGAACCAGCAGCTGAGCCAGAGCTAGAGGAAGAGATTGCAGAGCCAACTAGAGCAGCTGCGCCTACACCTATGTTGGTGCAGACCGCTGGCTTGGCTCCTGAGGTAGCAGCGCAAGTAGAACCACTACAGCGTGAGTTCCAAATGATTGAGCAACGCAAGCTCGATCCAAGCCTGACAGACGAAGAGGCAGAGATATTCCAAGATCGTCAGAACCAGATTCAGCAACAGATTAGCCAGCTAATTCAGCCAGCAGCAGCTCCTGAGATTCAAGCTCCAGTATTAACAGAAGCGCCAGCCGTTACTCCAGAAGAGGTTGTTGCAGAAGAACCTACTCCTACTGCTCCAGTTGCAGAAGAGGTAGTGCGTGAGCCAGAGGTAGTTGCACCACCAGTAGAAAAAACACCAGCACTAACTCAAGCTGAGATTAACCAACAACGCCAAGCAGAAAGACGAGCCGCTGCTGAGGCTGGCACAACTCCGTTTCCTGAAGAGCCAGAAGCAATGCTCAAGCGTCAGAAAGGATATGAAGACGCTAAAGCTAAATATGCCGCTGATATGGAGCCAATGTTTGTTTATAGAGCGCTTGGTCTTGCTGGCAAAGATGTTGAAATGGTAGACGAGGCTCTTCCAGAATTGAAAAAATTGGAAGAGATGGGATTGGTTAAGATAAAAAGTGGCAGACGTAAATCTTTTTATCTTGGACAAGGAGCAAAAGAAGCTGGATTAAGT